TGATACTCAAAACATTTGCAATTTTTTGAAACATGATTAAAGAAGCATTTTTAAAAGCATTAATGCCTGTCACTATTATAACCTTCGTAGGAATTATGGCATTAGCTCCTCTTTACGTCACAATGTCTTTAATGACAAGACAAATGACAGAATCTAAGAATTAGGATCTTTTGGATATTGTGTCATATTAGGAGTTCCATCTTCTTTTGAACCATACAAAGTAACTAAAGCTGCGGTATCTGTGCAGTTATCAATCTCTGTTTCTCTAGTTGCACAGGCAGTTCTAATAGCAGTTCTGTAAGTTTTTATAGCAGTTGGGATGGCTTTTGATGACTCTGCTTTTCTGATAACGTACCAATCATATCTTGCTAATAAACTACCAGCAGTAACTTTTTCCTGTGCTTTTAATACTGATTTAACACCTAAAGTAACAACCTGATCTCCGTTTTCATCTTTTAATAAATTACCATCTTTATCTTTTGCATTTTCATCATCAAGTGCCTTTGCAGTTCCATCACCCCAATAAAATCTATTGTCATATGTTTTAGGATCATCAACCTCAGTAATGCCAAGATCTTTTTTCTCTTGTGCTGTTGATAGTCTTAACCAGTTAGCAGGGTAATTAACATCCCCTACTGTAAAGGGAACATCAACTGCTAAAGGATTTCCGTCTAGTTTAAATGCCATAATAATAGTTTACCTCGCACGAGAGTTTTTGAAAGGTGATTCCGCAAATGCAAAATAAATGTAAGTTGCATTATTTGCATTTTCAGCACTATCAGATGTCCTTATTTTAAAACCATTTGATAAAAAATCTTTTGATGGATTCCAACCAAATTCCGCTTCTGCTGTATCTGCTTTAAGACCGACACCATGAACATTGTGTGTATATCTTTTATTATCCATCATTAACCACATATTTGAACTATCCGTTCTCTTCACCATAATAAATGCTGGACTAAAGCCTGTAAAAATAAACGTGCCATTACTTGATCCATTGCCTGTATATTTTCCAAACTTGCTATACCCTGCTACTTCGCTAAATACATAACCTACACAAGTACCATTATTACTATTAACATTTGAATTATTGCCTAATGTAATAACAGTAGATGTTGGTGCTGTATCGTTCCATCTATTTGAATTAGTTTCAACAGCCGAAGTAGAACTAATATCCGTAAACTTACCTGCTCCTGTCGATTGATGAAACACTTGCCATGAGTTTGAGCCATCCCTGCGTTTTATTATTACAACATCAGGAGCTATCCCTAAACCATGTCCAATCGTTGCACCGCTAGAACCATTACCTGTATAAGTAACAATAGAAAAACCTGCTGTTGTATTAGCTTTTACAGTTGCTTGAATCGTCCCATCAAAATTACTTGATCCAAGAGTTGAGTTTGTATTAGCCTGTCCTCCCATTCCACTATGATTAGTACAGTAATAGTAAAGAGTAGGAGCAGAAGCAGCTACAACAATCTGTGTATATGATCCAGCCTGACCAGGAGTACCAACAGTTGTAACCCCTGTTGTATATTCAGATCCACCAGCATGAGTACCGTTTGATGTAGTAGAAAATCTTAATGGGTGACTAGCATTGGAATTATCAGATTGATCAAAGATATAAGTACCACCTTCTGCAAGATCAAGAGTTACAGCAGACGTTCCAAAATCATCAAATCTATATTTATTACCACCATCAGAAACAACTTTTACTGTATAAGTCTTGCCATCTGTATCACCAGCGTTCCAGTTCCATGCAACAAAAGTTCTGCTAGGCCAATTTGTATCTCCATCTGTTCCTGATTCGAAACCACCTTGAAGAAAGTCTCTAACTGTATCTGTATCTGTTACTTCAGCATTAGTTTCACTACTTACGAGATATTTGCTTCCACCTCTTACAGCATCAGTCAAAATATGATTATTTGTTGTGGCTCTACTTTTTACCCATACCCAATCAGGAGTGAAATCTACATCTGAGTTTGTAATATTAACAACATCACCACTAGATCCTGTGCCTGTATAAGTAAAAGCTGCAAAATGTTTATTAGGTAGCTTTATTGTTGGGTCGGATAAGTTTGCTGAACATAATGCTAAATGCCCTGATGGCGGTGCATATTTAAAATCTCCTACACCATTAGCATCTGTATTACCACCTGATGAAGCTTGTCCTTGAAAAGTACTGTCAGCACCAAAATTAAAAGTATCATTAAGAGTACTAGAGCTACCTCCGCTAGTGTTTGCCCAAGTAAAAAAGTATTCTTGTGAAGACGTAAGCGTTGGTAAAGGTATAGTGCCTTGTGAACTTCCATTGTGAAAATATTCTACTGAATTATTATCCACATCAACAGCAATTCCTAAAAGTGCTGGAACACCAGTTCCGTTATACCAAACTTGCTTACCATCTACATTATCACTGGCATTTCCATTTCTAAGTACCCCAGTTCCACCATCATAGTAAACATAAGGTGCAGTCACATATCCAGTAGCCATGTGTATTTGACTAAGACCAAAATATTTTGTTGTTACAGTTCCAGTCCCAGATTCTTGATAACGTGCTTCCCAGTACCATTTACCTGATTTAGGAAGTGCAATAGTAGCTTGAGTTGATCTATTTCCAGCAGAATCATTATAAAAATTAAACCTTAAATTGCCCTCAGATAAACCACTATATCCGTTAAGGGGATTCATAGTGGCAAAATTATTTGTTGGAGTATCAGGCATTGCATCTGATACTGCTAAATTATTTGGTGTGAAGTTGTTGCCGTTACCACTTGAATCCTTGCCAAGGGTGGTACTTGATGTGCCAGAATTATCTGAAAAATTCAAATAAAATCCATTTGTGCCATAACTTCCAACATACTTCTTAGGATTCCATTGACCTGTTAATGCGTCTGTTTCTGCAAAATATGATGGGTCATAAGCCTGTCCATCAACAAAATTTACTTCTGCATAATAACAACCACTATTATCTGCATAATTAGAATATCTTCCTATGCGATGCTTACCTTGTCCCCAAGTAGAATCACCTTGAGTGTTACCATTAATTACGCTGTTTTGGTTTTGATTTGGATTATCTGATTGGTCAAAAGCTGTTTCTCTGACTCCGTTGACATAAAGTCTTATTCTGTCTCCAGCAGTCGAATTGCCAGAATCCCAAATTGCAACTATATGATACCAAGCACTTGGATCTCTAAACTTTCTTGTAGTGATATAGATACCAGCACTTGATCCTGGGTAATTAGTGAATTTTAATCTATCATTATTACCAAAATTAACCATAGTGGATACAGAGCTATCTCCTGATGACAAAATAGCTTGATGTTCTCCATTAACAGCTTTTTTAACCCATATACTAAGAGTCCATTTATTTAAATTACTATTACCTAAAGTTGCTTGTAAATAAGCATCATCACTTCTGTTAAACCTTAAACTACGTTCTACTTCGTATGCCTTCTTTCCTGCTAAAAAGAAAGGTGATGGACTTCCTATACTGCTCATTAGCTGAAGTTTCCAACAAACTGTGCAGAGATTTTAGTAGATGATCGAGCGATCCATGCAATCATATCAACAGCATTAGCTCCAGTAGATAATGTAGGTGCTGTACCATCTGAGAAATCCCAATACGATCCAAATGCTGCGGTTCTACTTCCTGTACCATCTTGAGTTATAAATAAAACACCACTCTGTCCAGCAGAAATATTGGAAGGGTTGGCAAAGGTAACATTACCAGTAAGAGTTGTAGAAAAATTATTAGCAGTTCTAAAATCTAAAGTAATTGTAGATGCGTAGGAGATTGCAGATATTTCTCCGATAGTTCCTTTTGTAGTAACTCTTCCATTACCACCAGACGCTCCACCATTATCAAATACCAGGGTGTTTAGTCCACTTGTTTCGTGTTTTACGTTAGTGACTTTTAATGTACTCATTTAACTAGGTTTTGGGTTAGCGTCTTTTACAGCTTTAATTGCAATATACCACTCACCTGTCTTAGCATCATCGCCAAATTTACCCGCAGTTATGTCTTTAAAAAGTTGGTCTAGTTGTTCTGGAATTTGTGGGTAAGTTTTCGTACCAGAAATAGTTCTATCAAATCTATATTGATTTGCAGTTTTTTCTGTAACTGCTGCCTTTTCCTCTGTATCTCTTGCAGTTTCTTCTGCTGCTGTGAAAGCGATTCTTTCGCTATTTATATTTTTATAACGTGTCATGATGCTATTCCATAAAGTGTAAATTCTCCAGTTGAGATATCACCTGAAGACATATAAAATCTTATACCTGTCGTTTCAGTTGTAACATTTGTGGTACCGCCCATAGTAGTAAATGTTGTATCGGAACTGGCGTTTTTATAGACACAGTTACTCATTACTGAAAATCTGTTATTAGCAGCAAAATTAAAAAAATAAAATATTCCATTAAAATTTTCATAAATTTCACTACCACTTGAATTATTTCCTATACCTTGTCGTATTAATACAAAATTATCATCTGATGGATAAGAATATAAACTTCCATTTTCTACTACTCTAGTATGCTGTTCTGCTCCAGTATATATTCCATTACTATCAAATTTTCTTGCTCGTAATGTGTAATCATCATTCTGTGGCACAAGACCTGTAATGGTAACTGCATACGTTTTGTATGTATCAAATGCACCTGTAATTGAATTAGTAAAATCTACTTGTGACGTATTACTTGTAATTGTTGTCTTAGAAAGTTTTACAAAAGTATTGTTATTTGTTACAGTACCAAAACTTAAGTTACCTGACCCATCAGTTTTCAAAAATTCATTGGCACTCCCGTCTTGATTTGGTAGTTTAAAGGCTACGTCTGCTGCACTTGGAGCGTTGGTTGGTGAGTTGAGTGAAACAACATTACCGCCTGAGTGTTTAAGTGATATTTTGCTCATGGTTTAGGATATTTGTCTTTGATAGCTTTAATTGTAGTTTTCCAACCAGCTACACCACTATGATAAATCGTATCTAGCTGATCTTCAATACTTGGATATTCTGCAACTCTGTTTCTTGAATATTCAAGTGCTGCATATTCAGCATTTAATGTGGCTCGTGCAGCATCTATTTTGCTTTGGTCAAGAGTTACAGACTTTCCATCTTTATCAAACGCTCCAACTAAATCATCAATACTGACAACTGTTCCAGCGTATGCTTTATAAATAGCTTCGTGATCTAAGGCCATTAACCTGCAACCTCCATTAATACAATTCGACTACTATGAGCACCTGCATATTGAGAATATAAAGTCATAGTGTTGTTAGAGTTTCTTGCGTTCATTCTTATCTTGTAAGTAAATGCACTCGCTGTACTAGGTGAATGTAAGAAATTTATTGGATGTTTACCACCAAGGATATATGCTTCATTAATTCTATATCCATCAGTTTCAGCAGTTGTACCATCTAAAATATTATTACTACCATCACAAACTGCAAAGTTCCATTCCATGCTTCCATTTTGTCCTGCTGTTGTTCTTGCACTATATGATACATAACCCATTACAAGTATTTTACTAGAAGTGGCTGAAGGTGTAATTGAAGCCGTTAAACCTGTATCAGTAAATGATGTTCCACTAGAAGCCTGTGATGCTTGACTTGTTGCGATACCACTAACGACTTGAAGAATTTTACCAAGACCTGTGCCTGAACAACCTGAATTAGTGATTTGTAATCTTTCAACACCACCAGTTGAAAACTTGATGGTATTAGCAGAAGGAAAACTTATTCCTGTATCAGCATCATCACCAGTAATGGCTGGTGCAGCCACAGATCCAGCTACTCCTTTAATCGCTGGTGTTGTTCCTGATAGTTCTAAGCTCATAATTAAAGAATAACAAGAGTTGCCCCGTTTGGCACGACTACTTCTTTACCTGTATTTATTGTAGGCGATACCGTCATCGCATTTTTACCAGTAGATAAAGTATAATTTTCCGTAATAGTTTGGCCTGTCTCAACAAATACCTGATCTGTTCCTCCTCCAGTAGCTCCAGCACCTCCTCCAATTTCTCCCCAACCTGTATTTTTATAACCTTCAAATCTATTTTGAGTTGAGTTATATCTTAGTTGTCCTATTGCTGCTGTTGGTTGACCAGACTGCCCAGGTTGTTGGGCATCAGTTCCAAGCGGTACTCTTAAAAATCCAGTAGATGACATTGTAACGTCACCTGTCATCGTAGGACTTGCTGCTACAACATGACCTAAATTATCTAAACTAATATTTCCTATCGTTTTAAACGTACCAGTGTCTCCTGAAACTGCCGTTGCTATTTTTAATAAGTTACTTGAAGTATCAATATGAGGTTGATAGACAGCTAAGTTTGCTGCTCCTGATGGATCTCCACTGGCACTATTTAAAGTCCTTAATGCTGTAAATATTTCGTTAAGTTTTGCACGGACAGCAGCACCTGTTCCGTTATCAGTATTAAAATTATTACCCGTTACGCTAGTGGTCGATCCTGGTCTAGCCATTATTTAGAAATAACATTGATCTTATTGTACTACCCTTTTCCAAAACCGACAGCCGTATAGGAAAAATTCTTACCAATCGAAGCATTGGAACTATTCTTGAAATCTATGGTGAATCCCGTTCCAGAAAGATTTGTTATAACAAAATAATCACCAGAAGCTAAGTTTTGTGCCGTTATATTTACTGACGGTAGATTACTGTTAGCTCCTAACAAAGCTGCCGTTCCAGTGAAAAATGTATTATCAAAAGTATATGCTGTGGCTGCTGCACTTTGAGTAATATTTGTTTTTATCTCTTGTCTAGCCTCTATTTTTGCAGTATATCCCAATTCAAATACTCTAATATCCTGATCTGGGTCGGCACTTGTAAGGACTGTCCTAAATTGAAAACCTCTTGCCTTAAATGTACCACTTGAAAAAGGTTCAAAAGATGTATAAGTAGGAGAACCAGAAGTAGGATCATCCTGTGTTCTTCTTACAAATAATTGAGCATCTACATCATTAGCTTCTGTTCCATCAAAATTACCAGTAGTGGGAAAGGCAGATTGTCTTGCATCAAATAAATCTGATGGGAAGAAACCTTCAGTTTTAAAATGTCTTACTAAATCAAGACTGAATATACCACCCAAATCTAAAGTATCTTTGAAATCATACGTTCCAGAAGGTGAGCTTCCTCCTATATCATCCAATGAAGCAACATCATCAAATGTTCCTGCAATACTGCCACCAATATCATCAAATAAACCAACACCAGCTAAGTTAAGAGCATCGGTAGCTTCATCTACAGCAGTATTAACTTTTACACCTTGAAATTTAGGAGTATCTAAATCTTCTCTTCTTGTCTGGACTAATAAACTAGTTGAAGTATCAGCAATGGTTACAACAGCACTACCTTCTCCACTACTAAATCTTCCACCATCATCTTGAAACTTGAGAATGTATTCTCCAGTAATTGCAGGAACTACAGCTTCAGTTGAGTTTCCAGGTACAGCTTCTATTAAATCTACAGCGTTTTCAAAAGTCCCAGTTCCATCGGTTCTAGAACTATCGTGTCTAATGTAAACAAATCCACCATGAGTAACATCGAGGTCAGTAGATTTATTCCATTTAAGACGTACAAATCCTCCTGTTTGTTCAGCACTTACTCCTGTAACATCTGCTGGTACAGCAGTCTTTCCAGAGAATGTTTTGGTAAGAGTAGAAGGTTCTGCTGATGTTTCTAATGCTGCATTTAAACTAAATACTCTAAACTCATAATCACCTTCACTAGCATCAAATATTGTAAAGTCAGTTCCATTAACAATAGTACTGACAAAGTTTCCATTGTCTTTGCGATATTGCACCTGATATTGACTTACACCTTGAACAGCCTGATAATCAAGAATAATTTTTACTTTTGCTTTTTGATCTTCTACATAAAAGAATTGATTTGCACTATCAATAATAGGAGCATCTTTTAGTGCATTTAGTATCGTTACATTTCTAGTAGGTAAAGCAGAACCATCTTCGATAAATGCAAACTTTCCTGAGTTATATGCCGTTCCAATAATTGCATAATTATCCTTATCTTCAGTTACGCTAACAACTCTCCATTGAGTAGTTTCTAAGGTGGTGTTACTTAAAATCCAAACACTATTTGCATTAGGAGCAGAAGAAAAAGCAGAAGATACTGTAATAACAGCACCAGAAATTTCACTAATAGGTTTAGTTTCTACTGATCCATCAGACAGAATAACGCTAAGTGTTGGATTGTTTGTTGCATCTAAATCTGTATCATCTGTATTATCTACAGTTACAGTCGTGGTTGTTGCTGATTTTATTCTTCCTCCTCTTCTTAATCCTGCTCTTACTGGATCACTTACCTCGATAACTTGCCCAGGTCTGACAATAACTCCTTCTGAAATTCCAGTAGTAAAATTAATTGTTTCGGTAGAATTTTGCTCTTCAAATAAAAGAAATCTTCCTAATCTTCTGGCCTGACCTCTTGAACTACAACCAAAACCAGTAATCTTTTTATGTAAAACACCATACTTATTTTTTGCTGCTACATCTTCTATAGTTTCAAAATCTAATTCTTCTGCAGCAAGTG